ACGCTGTAAGGCTTAAAATTGCATTGTAAGAGACGTTACTTCTCTACGTGAACAATGTAGCGTGTGTGGGGGGTATCGTGCGTGTACGGGGCTTGTAGAGCGCGTGAGGGATATATGAGAAGCGTATCCCCCCCCGTACCCTTAAAGGTTTCGTGTGTTGTGTGTATATATCACCGCTCCAACTTTTTTTTCAATATCAACACCTTTATACTTTTTTTTATACCCTTTTACGCACTTTCTCCTCTTTTTGTAGTAGTTTTGCTCTAAAAGTAGTAAAAACGTAAAATGGTGACCGCTTACCTTAGCCCTACTTTTGTCATTCCTAGCTTTTCCTGTATATAGGAACTTCAACCTAGTATTTCCTTGATTTCCCTATATGTTAAAGAGTGGGATTTCTCGACACTCTGTTCAATATGTAAATGATTTGTGTGGGGATTTACCCCTGTGTAGTTCTTGACATCTCCTCCTTCCCAAACCTTTCCATCCCATATAACTTTTTCTATTCCAAGTTGGGTTTGTTTTTCAATCAACAGATTAAATATCTCGTCTCCTGTTTCTTTCTGTGTAAGAACATTACATTTGCAATCCCACGCTCTCCCCTCTGTGTGCACTGAAACCTTATCCCCATTCCTTGTAAGGCGTGGGGTGTATATTCCATACGTACCTGTGTCCTTGTATTTCTCATTCACTGCACGTGAAAGTGCAACCGTTCCAGGTTGGCTTTTCTTTGCGTCAAGTTTTTGTATTTCCTTCAATAAACTCATACGTAGTAGTACCATTATACCACGTATGTAGTACACTAAAGGTAATGTCGAAAGTAAAACTTGAGATTAGAAAGCCCTATCTTCCTCTCTGGAAACACACCTCAGGTGAAGACTCACGACGGTACGTAATCATTATGGGAGGTCGAGGTGGTGGTCGTAGTACCGCAGCATCTCAACTCCTCGTAACAAAACTCTTTGCTCACGACTACTTACGTGCAGCTATTATGAGAAGTGTTCAAACAGATATTCGCCCCTCTGTGTGGTCAGAACTCGTAGACCGCTTAGATGAAATGGACTTACGTGAAGCGGTAGATATTAAAGAAAACGCTATGACAATGAAGCGTGGGAAGAATCTTCTCCAAGCTCATGGGTTCAAAGCCTCCTCTGGTTCTAACTCTGCAAAACTTAAATCCCTTGCGTCATACAACACCGTATGGATTGAAGAAGCAGAAGAAATCAGTGAGGGGGAGTTTATGAAACTTGATGACTCTCTCCGTACCACAAAGGGTACTATCACCATTATCCTTACCCTTAACACCCCAGCAAAGAACCATTGGATAATCGAACGATTCTTTGACCTCAAAGATTCCGAGGTAGATGACTTCTATGTTCCAACTCTCAAAAAAGAACGGGAGAAAGACACCCTCTACATAAGAACAAACTACACCGACAACAAAACAAACCTTGATGACAGTACGATTGCTCGGTACGAAGAATACAAAGAAACAAAACCTGACTACTACTACCAAACCATTCTAGGACTTTCCCCTGAAGTTGTACGTGGAAAGATATTTACAGGGTGGAGGCGTATACCCGAAGTTCCTTTTGAAGCAAAGCTCGAACGTATAGGTGTGGACTGGGGGTGGTTCCCCGACCCTCTTGCTATCGTTGCGGTGTACCGACATCAGGGTGGATACATTCTTGATGAGGTTGCTTACTCACAAAAGATAAGCAACGACCAAGCGGCAAGTATTATTAAAAACTATCTTGGCAAGAGAATAGCTCTTGTTATTGCGGATTCAGCAGAACCCAAATCAGTTGAAGAACTCCAATCCTACGGACTCAATGTGCTCGGAGCAGAGAAGGGTCCAGGGAGCGTAGACGCAGGAATTAAGATGATGGGTGCATTACAAATCTCTGTAACAGAACGAAGTCATAACCTGTGGAGAGAGTTTGAGAACTATGCGTGGCGTGAGGATAGAGATGGCAACCCTCTTGGTGTACCAATTGACAGGCATAACCACCTCATTGACGCTTCCACATATTCTTTGCGTGATATTAAACCTCACGTAGACACCGAAAGTAGAATGGAAAGAAGAATGAGAAGGCTCTACTCAAACAGACGTAAACTTACTATCAATCACGCAAGGTAGGCGTGATATACTTTAGCCATATATGAAAGCCACGAACACACGCCCAAACAACCTCGCCCTCGCAGAACTTAAAAGTTTTATTTCCTCATACCAAACAGACACCATAGACATCATGGATGGTCTGGATTATTCCCAGTATCAAACCTTACGAACCGTAGAGTATTATTCCAACTCTCGTTACCTTGAGGGGAACGAAGACATCTACAGACGTGACAAACCTTTTTATAATATCTCTAAGTTCCGAGTGAATGTTGCTGTCCGAGCAACCGACCTCGATATGCAGAACTTCCAGTTAGACGCTGACACAGAAGATACGGTACTCCCAATGCTTTACCAGAAAGAACTCTACCAGTGGATGAAGGAAGCAAACCTCTCAAAGACCCTAAATCAGTTTGGTGTAGCACGGGCTAAATACGGAGGTGTCGTTCTCAAGAAAAAAGAAAGCAACGATAAGCTCAACATCAATGTTGTTGAGTGGAACAAACTTGTTACCGACCAAATCAACATTGAGGGTGGTGCGATAGCAGAACTCCATTACCTTTCACCGTCTGAGTTGAACAAGAAACGAGGTGTGTGGGAAAACATTGACGAAGCAATTGCTCAAGCAGGAAAAGAAAGGCGAGCAGGAAAGAGTATCCGCAACAGAGCTTCGAGTGATAGGACAGAAGTGTGGGAACTTCACGGAGAGTTTCCGATTGCGTATCTAAAAGATGCACGGGGAGAAAAGATAGAAGAAGATGACGAGTACACCTACACCGAACAGGTGTATTACTTCGCAGGAGATGTGCTTCTCTACTCTGACGAGATGCCTTCACCATACAAGTATCTTGCGTGGGATAGTGTTCCAGGAAGAAGTCTTGGTTGGGGAATTGTAGAAGACGGATTCCAAGCACAGGTCTGGACTAACGACGCTGTCATTAACCAGAAGAATGCAATGGAACTTGCAGGTAAGGTTGTTCTTAAAACAAATGCAATGAGTCTTGCCGACAACCTCTTCACTGATGTTGAGAACGGACAAATCTTTGAGCTTGGTGCGGGAGAAGATATGAACCTCTTGAACCTCACACCCGCTTCACTCCCAATGTACCAGAACTTGATTGACCAGTGGGACTCACAGTACGAACGAGTATCAAGCACCTATGAAGCTGTGACAGGTCAGACAATGCCCTCTAACACACCATTTAGAAGCGTAGCTATGCAGAACCAAGAGGGTACGTCGTACTTCCTCTATCGGATGGAAGAAGCTGGAATCTTTTGGAGAGAGGTCTTCAATGACTGGATTATGCCGTGGCTTACAAAAAAGATTACACGGGCGCACATCCTTGCAAGCGACTTCAACCCAGAGGAACTTAGAACAATTGACGAATCCTTCTCACGCTTTAGAGCGAACAGACGAGCCAAAGAGCTTGTCCTCTCAAACAAGAAAGAAAGAATTGTTACCGCAGAGGAGTACCAAGAGTATATAGATAACTACGCACAAATCCTCACCGCAACAGGAGAGAAAAGATTTATTGATATTCCAAAGGATTACTTCAAGAACGCAAAGACAAAGATGTCGCTTGTCATCACGAACGAAAACAAAAACAAAGCGGTGGTACTTGAAAGCCTTGCAAACATTCTCACCATTGTTGGACAAGCTCCACAGGTTCTTACCGACCCAAGCCTTGCTAAGATTTTCTCACGGGTGGTAGAGCTTTCAGGAATTGGCATTAGTGCAGCGTCACTTGGACTTGTTACACGGGCAACACAAACCCAATCAAAAATGGACAAAGCTATGGAAGAACAACCAGCAGGAGAAGAAGTTCCCGAAGCACCAACCACTCCTGAACAGGTAATGGCTTCAATGCAACAATAATGGAAAAAGAACTTCATAGATTTGCAGAAAACAAAGGATTACAAGATGCGCTTCGTGCAGCATTTGAGGCAACTCTTGAAGAAGAAATAATCTCTAAAGTAATGCAAGGGCTTGACGTGGTAGGATATAAGGAAGCTAGGGACATCATGAGACAAACAATCAAACGGGTTATTGTCGAGTATTCAACCCCCAAGCCAACAAAGCGTTCTGGAAATTATTAAAAGCCGAGTTATTCTTCTCGATACAAAAAGGACTAACTGGTATCATCCATGAATAAAAATGAAACTAACCCAGAAGAAGAACTGGAGGAACAAATTGATAGTGAAGATGAAGAGGACACTGATGAATCGACGGAGGAATCAGAAGAACCTACATCAAAGAAAGACAGTAGTGACAGTGATGATCGCATAAAGCAAGCAGAAGCTGAAGCTGCTAAATACCGCAGATTGTTCGAGAAAGCCAAAAGGAAACCTGAGTCGAAAGATGAAGATTCTTCAAAAGGATTGTCTCGAGAAGAGGTAGAAGAATTGTTACTTAAAAAAGAATACGACGAAGAAGAGCTAAGCGAAATAAAAGACCTCGCAAGAGGTAAGGGCATTTCCTACTCAGAAGCTATCACAAGTCCGATTTTCCAATCGTGGAAGAACGCACGTGATATTGAAAAAAGAAGAAATGACGCTTCGCTCGGCTCTTCAAAAGGAGGTTCTTTCTCACGTAACAAAGACGTACCATCAGACCGAGATGAACACAGGGCATATTGGAACAAGATTGCGGGAAATTAATTCCTAATCTTAAACATTAAAAATGGCCTATTTACCAGGAAGCGCACAGGGTCCTACCCAACTCGCTGAACTTATTCCTACAGTATGGGGTGAGCGCATTAACGACTTTCTAAAACGAAAGCTCGTAATGGCAAACTTCTTCACGAACCGAAGCGATGAGCTTATGGATGGTGGAGATACCCTCATTACTCCAAATATCGCACAAATGTCTGCTAACACGAAAGTGTTCGGAGCAGGTGTGACACTTAATCAGGCAACTGAAACATCAGAAGACCTAGAAGTGGATACGTGGCTCGAAGTATCTTTCCAGATTGAAGACAAAGAAGCAGCTCAAGTTAAGCGTTCTTACACTCTCATGGAAACATACGCACGAAATGCTGCGTACACAGTTGCTCGTGCCCTTGAAACAGGCATTGCAGCAATTGGTGCAACTTTCACAGAAACAGTTGGTACGGTTTCAACACCTATCACTGACGCTACCGTTCGAGATGCAATTGCAACTCTTGACGATAACGACGTGGACACAGAAGAATGTGCATTCTTCCTACACCCACTTGTATTCTGGAGACAAGTTCAGGCGTTAGACAAGTTTTCACTTGCTATAAACGCACCAGTGCAAGACCCAGTAGCAAAAACACCACAAGCCTTCCTTTATGGAAAGCCAGTGTATACAACCAATAACATCTCAGGTAGTTACGAAGGATGGTCAAACTTCTTCGCACACCCAGATGCTATTCACTGGGCAACCTCACCTCTTGGCGTACAGTCAGAAGGTGGAATGGTTGGTTCAATGGGTATTCGTGTGCAGTCTCACTACATGCCTGAATACCTTGCTACTCTCACAACGTCCGACCTACTCTACGGAGCAGTTCTAAACCGTGATGCAGCAGGAGTAGTAATGCTCTCTGACGACGACGCTCCAGCAGCATAGTCCTCACATTGTTCCTCTTGCCCCCTCACGTCAGATTGATGGGGGCAAGATAATCTGACAGCAATAATTATGACCAAAAAGAAAAAAGGTAAAGTGACAATCTCAAAGAATCTTCAGAAGAAGAGCTTCTTCATTGGTAAAGATGGAAAACCCCAAGAAGTTAAAAGTGCGATTGACGGACTCCGTAAAAGTAAAAGACGATAATATGCGAGAAGTAACACTAACAAACCAAAAACTAGCAAAGCTCTTAGAAGAACGCTCTCCCCTCGTTCAAGCAGGAAGAGACCTCCAAGACGAAATGGAAGCTATGAAAAAGACCTTCCAAGAAAAGATTGATGCCCAAAGTAAGGTCGCAGAAAAGATAAACAAAATCAAAGACAAGATAGTTCCGATTCTCCACAAAGAAATGCAAGGAAAGCTCGCTGAGTTCGAGGATACACGAGAAGCTGAGATTCGTGACGGTGTTATTATAGTAACAGTTGGAGACCACCTTGAAGACTTTAAGAAGCGTTTCCACGAACAAAAAAATAAGAAAAAATAACTATGCAATTCTCAAACCCCACAGATAAGAACGGACTCATACAACACGCAGAACAAACACTGTGGGGGGATAAACCATTCGGTACTATTACCAATGACACTGAGAAGTTTGCAATCTTCCGTAACCTGATGAACCGAGCTATGGATGACTACACAAACCTTGCTCTCTTGAACGACTTCAGGTGGACATACGATGACAACAACCATACAGACTATCCAATTGGTCAAGGAAGGCTTGTTGCTAATCAAGAGGACTACCCCATTCCTCTTTCGTATATGTACATTGAACAAGTAGAACTTAAAACAGAAGAGAACGTATGGGTGAGACTTGTTTCTTTTGACCTCAATGAAACGAGAAAGAATCCGCAGGGAATCTCTGAAGGATTGCCGTGGGGTAATGAGGTGGGCATACCACGATACTACCGAAAGCTCGGACAATCACTTCTTCTCTACCCAGCTCCAAGCTGGTCAGACGCAGGAGATGATGAAACGGGTACACGTTCATTACGTGTCCACTACAAGCGACCCAGCACATACTTTGAAGAGGCCACACCAGAGAAAGAGGTTGGCATACCAGCAATCCACGCTCCCTATGTCTACCTTTCAGCGTGTGCAACCTACGCAGAAGACAAGGCTATGGAATCCGCAAATGGTCTTAGAGACAAAGTGACAATGTATGAGCAAGTAAAGATTCCAACCTTCTTTGGAAAAAGAGCACAAGACCGCACTAAAGTTATGAGAAGTCAGAGGACACGCTCTCGATAAACCCTATGGCAAAGTTCAACATCACAATTGACACTATCCTTAACGGACAGTCACCAACATATTACAGAGGAGGGAGCTACCTCTCCTCTTTTGGTATCAACCCAAATAAAAAGATTAATGGTAAGACGAGTGCGGTTGTTGCACCAACATCACTTGAGGTTAATGGAGAGCTTGACGGCAACGCCTTGTGGATTGTTCCTAACCCCTACACAAACAACTCACTTCTCTACACCGACACTGGGTGGCTCTATCTCATAGATGAGAACAACAATCTCCTCTCAGTAGATGAATCAAGTAATGCGTTCCCTGTAAACCTCAATGGGTATGGTGATGCACACGGTAACGGACTTGAGTATTACAATAACTACTACTACATCTTCAAGGACACTGACATTGACCGTTATGGTCCAATGAGTGACACGGCAAACCTTGACCTTGAGGTGAACTGGTGGACCTCACTTACCTTCAAGGAAACGTATGCAGTACGAAGTGTATCAACAAGTTCTACTGCTGCTACTGCCAACACAGAGTATTTTGAGCAACTCACCGTTAATGACATTGAAACGGCTGGCATTGCGATTGATGGCTTTCCACGAAGTGTTGCTCAGCGAATCAATCTTGGTGTGTTTGCGAACACGCCCATTGCTATGAAAAAGTTTGATACGCTCATTGGCTTTGTAAATACTCTCGGAAACGATGGAGACCTCCGCATAAGTTTGCAAACACCGACAGGTTCGGGTTCAACTATGTTCCCGTCAGGTACACGGGTCGCTGAGACAACAATACCTATTCAGTCAGTCTCCCCAACGGGAACAGACTGGGAGCAGATTAACTTTCAAACCGTCTTTCCGTTTGGAGCTGTCCTCTTGAATGCAGAGTTTGATGATGAGTTTCTCTGGGACAGAACCGTGTATCCAACGCTCTTCCTTGTGTTTGAGATTATTAACGAAGGTGGGGATTCGCCAACCCTCTCCATTCCTTACGGGGACCTTGGGGCAGAGTGGGGGGTTGGGGGAACCTTTAGCGGGTACGCGGTCTTTGACGTGTACGACTCAGGGACAACGTCCTATGCCTGGGAGCGCGTTGGCGCAAGCGACGACAATTCGCTTATGTTCCGTTTTTATAACGACACCGCG